AAACGGAATACATATCAATGTAAAATCTGAGGGGGTCGCCGAAACGATGGAGATACTCAGCAAGCTCCCGGCGAAGGTTGCGAAACGGCCCATTCAGAAAACCCTGCGCAACGCCGCAAAACCTTTGGAACGGGAAGTGCAGCAGAACCTACCCCCGAAAGTTTCGGAGCTAAAAAAGGCCATCACCACGAAAAACATGAGGTCCCTCCCTGCCGTCAAAACCGGTATCTACACAAAGCGGGTGATGGTACAACTCCGGGACGGGCGTAGATACGACGCTTATTATCCCCTGTACTGGCTTAATTACGGAACATTGGAAAGGCGCGATCCTACGCACCAATTCCAGAAGCCGGTCAGAAGAACCCGGCATTTGCTGGCGGGGATCCGTCCGCAGAGGTTCGTTCAGAAATCCTACGACAATGTTTATCGGGAGGTGGTCGAATACGCGGAAGCCAATCTGCTAAAAGACGCTGAAAAGTTCCTGGACCAGCAGAGTAACAAAATGTTCAAACAGACAAAAGTCGCATGATTTTAGAAGCTATACATAGCGCAATAAGCGGGGTTTGCGAGGCATACGCCCTGATAGGTGACATAGAGGCCGAAACCCCCTTTGCCGTATATAACGCCTCCCCTACGCCTCTACGGGACAAATCCGGGATCGTGGGGTATGATTACGACGTTACGGTTTCCATCGTTTCCCCCGATCTCGACACGGTTGTAAATATGTCCTCCGGTATTATATCGGGGGTACTGGCGATGACAGATAACACGCGCGAGGGGACATCGATAGATTTCGCCCACTTCCAGGGGGCGGAACAGAGATATGATGCGGTGGCATCGGTTCATGTGAATGATTTAAAGTTCAGAATAGTAACAGAAAACGAATAAAATGGCACACTCAAAAGTAAAAGGTTATCAGGTGGCTTTGACAATCGGTACGGATTCGATTGTAGGCACGACCTCCGACACGTTCGCCGGTGGCGGGGTAATCAAAGAGGCGATCCAAAAATCTGATCAGGGGCAAACGCAGTACCTGAATGCGGGCTACGAAGGCACCCACAGCGTTAACGCGTTTGTTTATACGGGAACCGAAGGGGCTAATGAACTCGGCCTCGCGTCGGTCTTGGCGGCCTGCCGGGATAACACGACCGGAACCTATGCCCTGGCATTGGGTTCTGATTCCGGGGATCCCCTGATTACGGGGACTTGCACTTACCTGAGTTGCACGGTCAACAGCAACTCCGAGGATTACGCTGATTGTTCGGTAGAATTGCAGATCACCGCCGCCCCCACAGTTACAACCGTTTAAATAAGAGAGATATGGCACTTGCTAAAGTTTTAGGTTATAATGTTTTGGTGGCCCTGGGCGGGAAGAAAATAGCCGGAACCACCTCAGACACCTTCACCCTGGCCGGTAAAGGTGAAGAAACGATTATGAAGTCCGACAACGGCGTGAAACAGATAGACAATATCGGGCATGACGGGACTCTTACTGTAAACGCCTTTGTGATTAAAGGCACCGTGGCTGGGTGGCTTAATTTCGCCGAGGTGGTGAGTTGTTGCGCCGGATCCTCCGGGTCATCCTTTGTTATGACTTTTGGGGGTACTCCCGTGGCCTCCGGGTTTGCGATCTTCAGAAATTTCACCCTTAACAGCGATTCCGAGAATTATGCGGATTGCTCGATCGAATTGCAGACACAGGGGAGTGTCTGGGTTGCTTCCTAATAATTTTAAAAAGAACTGACTATGAACGACTATTTAGAGATCGACGGAGTTGATTACCTGATCCGATTTAACTGGAACGCAATCGGAAGGTTTCAGCAGGTGGAGGGTGTTGAATTTGCGGAGCTGGATAAAATCGCCGGTAAAAACGCAAAGGTCCTGACCTCCCTGATTCATTGCGGGCTTGCCGAGGGGGCGCGGATTGAGAAACGGGATCTGCCATTTACGGCTGACGACTTGGGTGCTTTGATCGGCCCTACCGATATTGCGCCCATTCTCGAAGTTTTCTACCGGCAAATAAGTTCATCGGTCGGGGCGGTGAAGGTTAAAAAAAAATAGAGAGTGAAGATGATGGGGAGCCTAAAAAAATATCCGAATATCTGGCAATGGGGATCGCCTGTCTGCGCCTCTCCCCTGCGGAGTTTTGGGATATGCTCCCCGGGCAATACTTCGACGCCCTTACAATCTACTACCGGGAGAAGCGCAGCGATCAGCGATTCATCGCCGAACTTTTCCGGATGCAGACCACCGACCTGCTCAATATCCAGATCAAAAAATCGCAGCGCCTTAAACCCGGCGAATTGTGGAAATTCCCGTGGGATGGTGACGGCGTGCCCGATAAAAAGCCGATGACGGATGATGAGATAAGAAAGCACAACGAGGAAATTATGAAACGGTTCTCAAATGGCGGATAAAGAGAAGAGGTTAAAATGGATGCTTTACGCGGACGCCCAGAAGTTCAACAAAGGGCTGAATGACGCGAAGAAGAACCTCAATAGTTTCGAGAAGGGGGCGAAAAATATATTTTCCAATTTCGCCGCCTCTCTTGGAATTGCCTTTTCCGTGGGAATGGCTATCAATTTTACAAAAGAACTCGCAAAGTTATCCGGGGAAGTCGAAGGTGTTGCTACGGCATTCAATAAAATAGCGACACAGGCAGATTTACAGAACCTTCGCAATCAGGTAAAGGGAACTGTTTCTGATCTTCAGTTAATGAAGATGGCCGTTTCCGCGAACACCCTGGGACTCCCGGTCCAGGAGTTGGGTAATCTTTTTGAGTTTGCCGCGAAGATGGCGCAGGACACGGGGCAGTCTGTTGACTACCTTGTAGACTCAATAGTTCGGGGTATTGGCCGGAAGTCGGCGCTCATCCTTGACAACCTGGGCATTTCCGCGATTCAACTGAAGGAAAAATTGGGTGGCATATCCGTGGAGGCTGCATCGGTGGGGCAGGTTACGGAGGCCGTTTCTAAGATCGCGGAGGAATATCTGCAAAAGAACGGTGGACTGCTGGACACTAACGCCACAAAAATACAAAGGGTAACGGCGGAGTGGGAAAATTTCAAATCATCGCTGGCCACCTCTCCGGAGTTTACAAACACGATCAGCGACGTGTTAACGGAGGTTGAAATGTACCTGACCGGGTACGGCAATTTCCTAAAAGACTTTTTAAAATCAAATGAAGAACTTAAAAAACAACTTGATCGGTTTAGGGCGTACAGGGATATTCAGAAGTGGTCCGGTAAATATGCCGGGATGTACGGAGAAGGGGAGAGTACGCTCCCCGGGGCGAAGAAGATCGAAGTAAAGACGATCACCGACGGAACCTCGAAGATAAAAACCGCCTATGAGCAACTGACGGAACAACTCTCCGCCCTCAAAAAAGAGCAGCAGGCGATTGCGGCCCAGAACAAAGATATTACCGGTATCACTACCCAGGTGTCCGCCTTGCAACTCCAGATTGATAAAATTGACGAACTGATAAAAAAGACCACAGAATTATCAACGTGGAATCAAAAATATGGCGGCACGTTCACCCCGGCCTCATCGATTACCGGGCAGGGGGCGAGTGTAACGGGATCGGCAAACCTTGACACCAAAACCCTCGGCGACATGAGTGGTATGATCGCCGAAAACACGGCGGAGGTTGAAAGTTATTTTGCCCAGATCCAGGCTTCAGGGGAGAGGGTGGCCGACATGATCCGCTTTGCCTTTGAAGATATGGCCCGCGGTGCCGCTGAAGCTTTCGGGAACCTGGCCGCCGGTAGCGGATCAATGGCGCAGGTAGCGCAGGCCCTTATGAACCCAATCGCAAATTTGGCGATTGAATTGGGGGTGATCCTTCTGGGGGTCGGCAAAGGGATAGAGGCATTGAAGGCATCGCTGGCGACGATCTCCGGGCCTATTGCCACCATCGCCGGTATTGCCCTGATCGCTTTGGGTACGGCAGCGAAAGCCGGGGTGGCAAAGTTGGGAAGCGGCGGCGGCGGTTATTCCGGTGCCAGCACGGGAACATACGACCTGAGATCCGCGGGCAACACCCCGCAACTGAAAGGATTGAACGCCTCGGCCATTAAGGTAGAGGTTGTCGGGGAAACCGTGATCCGGAATAAAGATATTTTCATCGCCTACAAAAACGCGGAGTCTTTCCGCAAAATGAAAACCTGATGGCATACGGCATAATATACAAGCTCCGGGCGGAAACGCAGAAATATAAGGATGATATAAAAATCAACATCCTCAAACTTGACTATGCCGGGACGCAGTATGATAAATACCTCGGCGCCGGGGGTGTCACGCTTACCAAAGACGACGCGGGCGTGATCTGCGGGACCTCCATGAGGTTCACAATCCAGGCTGATACCGATTTTGAATACATTGATTTTTTTGAGAGCGCCCCCCTTCAATACCGGGTTGACTTATACGTTAACGACGAATTGATATGGACCGGCTTTATGGTGCCAGACGAATACCGGGAAGAGTTTAAGGATCCACCCTACGATGTTTCTGTTACGGCCACCGACCGGCTGGGGCTATTGAAAAATCACGATTACACGATTCATTCCACGGACCCGGAAACAAAGACCACCAGGATCGACGCAATCCGGGAGATTCTTAAAAATACGGGTTTGGCGCTTAATATCCGTATTGCCTATGACCTTGCCCTATCGGGGGTAAATCTATTTTCGGTGGAGTTTTCAGACGACTATTTCAACGGGTGGAACTGCTATTCCGTCCTTGAACGACTGATTCCCCCGGACGCCACCATTACGCAGTCGGGCGGGGTGTGGCTTATCAGGCGCAACGAACGCGACAGCGAGGGAACACACAGCACCTACTCATACACCGAAGGCGCGGGGTACATCGTGACCACCGGGGCCGGTGAGAGCGTGTTAAACCTTGCTCCTATGGGGGGAAGCAATATTTACCCGATCGGTACGGCTGAACTTTCGATGCGTCACGCATGGAGCAACCTGACCCTCGTCAGCGAACACGGGAAGCGCCAGTCGATGTTGCAGAACCACGATTTTGCAGACGACCTGACGGCCTGGACAGAGGTAGGAACGACCGGCTTTGTAGCCACCTATCAGGGCGAGAGTGGGACATTCGTAAAAATTACGGGCGCCCACGGGTTAAAAGATGATGGTTTGCCAACGGTGTCGGTGAAACAGTCGATACCCTTTGAGAGCGTTGACGGTGAGGACTTCATTTTCCGGATGAAATATTCCGTCACCGGATACCTTGCCCTTGCGCTTGGTGCAGGACTGGTCGGGAAGAAAAAGACCGAGTTTGAGATGAAGGGACGCATAGAGTTTAATAACGGGACCTCTACCTATTACCTGAATCAAAAAGACGGATGGAACCTGAGTGACCCGGATAGTTTCGGGGAAAAGGCCGTTGGGAACATTGTCGGTATCAGTTGGAAGGACTTTGCCATTTACGCCAATAACCCGCCCAATACCGGCGCGGGAACGCTTACAATCACCCTTTATGGCCTGTGGAACGATCCCAGCGTTACGGAGGTAGATGTCAATTATACCGATATTGTGGTCACGACCTCGAAGGCTGAAGAATATCCCGGGGCCTATCGTTACGAGGTTGCAGTCAGGGAAAACGCAACGGAAACAGGGGAGGTTACGATTCTCCCGACGGATGCGCCCGACGTGGCCAATTTCAACAGGATTTTCTACACGGGTCAGACGTTTTCTGACGAGGCCGCCACGGGCTTTGTAAATGCGATGATCAACAGCCTCGTGTTCCTGCATGGCACGACGCGGCAGGTTATCAGCGGGTCATTCCGTGGGCCGGGGCTTGGCCTTAACTCCGTTCTGCAGGTCGCAGCCGCCGGTGGCCGGAAATACACGGTCGCTTCCGGGGAGTGGAACATTTTATCTGACAGACTCAGCCTCGATCTCTTGGAGATTCCCGGCTCCGCTTCTGGAAGTACGTGGGTGGTGCCTGACACGGATTACGACGGCACCGGAGCCTGGGATGATACAACCAGCGCCCCGTCATCATCGGGGGGAAGTTCGACCGTTGAACCCGCTTATAGCGGTGGCGGGTCGTATGTTGAAAAGTCGTGGTTCGATGAATATTTTGAGATCGTAAACCCCGGAACCACAGGTGAATTTATCCGGGCGCTCCGGGACTTCGCATCCACTGGTGAAATTGTGGCTTATAATACGGTCAGCGGGATAGAAAGCAATTTTGTCGCTTCGTTCCTTGATTTGATCGACACCCCGGATTCATTCGGAACTTCCGGTCAGTTTGTTGTGGTAAACGCCGCCGGTAATGGCCTGATATTTTCAGACTCCGGGGGAGGGTCAGCAAGCGGGGTATCTGATCACGGGTTGCTTTCAGGGCTTGGTGACGATGACCACCCGCACTATTTCAATCAGACCCGCGGGGATGCGCGCTATCAGCTTAAAGATGCGGATTTGACCTCGATAGCGGCCCTACGGGATAGTTATACGAGCG